AAAAAAAATAAATAGAAAAGTTATGATAAGTGATACAAGAGGTGGCCACGTTTCACCTGGCGTTTATACAGAAGAAAAAGATGTTACTTATTCAGCCAAAAGTCTTGGTATTACAAGTCTTGGTCTTGTTGGTGAAACATTGAAGGGTCCAGCTTTTCAGAACATTCCAATCAAAGATTGGACTGAGTTTACTGACTACTTTGGCGGTACTTCTCCAGAAAAATATGTTGGTACTGACCTTCCTAAGTATGGTTTGCCTTACATTGCTAAAGAGTATCTCAACGAATCAAACAACCTTAATGTAGTTCGTGTTCTTGGTATTTCAGGTTATGAAAACAGTAAATCATATACTATTAAAGCAACTGTTGGTGATAAAGTTATTCCTTTGGTAGTACTTCGTTCAAAAGCCGATTACAACAAAAACACACAAGGTGGTTGTGAAGAAAAACAAGAAGCATTTAGACAATTCGTTAGTACAATTACAATTGCTGCTTACAGTGGTAGCGAGTATGGTAGTGATTGTTCATTAACAGGTAGTGGTTATACTATTCCATTGACAGGTACTGTTAAGAAATTGGATGATGGTACTAAAGAAGCTATTGCTACAGTAGATGGAATTGATAGAGAAATTGGTAAATTTACTCTTACAGTTACTATGATTAGTGAAGATAATCCTTATGGAAATGGTTCAGCATATACTTACAATGTTTCAATTCATCCAGAAGATAGAGAATACATTTACAAAGTATTTAGTACTGACCCTCTTCTTGGTTCAGCACCTGTTTACATTGATGCAGTTTATGATTATGCATACGATGAATTAATTCAAAAAGCTGATGAAGGTGATACTGTTACTTTTGATATGGTGAGTGAAGGTGGTGATTCTAATAACGGACAACAATCTGCAATAACAGTTGACGGTGTAGAAGTACCAAATCCTGAATACGAAGACTATAAAGATTATAAAGAAAGTTATCGTTGTGCAATTACTCCTTGGATTGTTTCAGAAGTTAAAGGCGCAACAGCAAGTGCTATAAATGTTAAGAAACTTTTCAGATTCTACACAATTTCAGATGGTAATGCTGCTAACTATCAAGTAAAGATTTCTATCCAAAGAATTAGACCAGAAGAAGGTTTGTTCGATATTTGGGTACGTGATTTTTATGATACTGACATCACACCAATGGTACTTGAAAGATTTACAAATGTTTCAATGGTAGAAGGAACACCTAACTACATTGGTCTTAAAATTGGTACATTTGATGGTGAATATGAAGTTAAATCTAAATATGTTACTGTTGAGGTATCAAAAGAAGAAGGTGTAGAAGAATGCGTACCTTGCGGTTTCATTGGCTATCCTGTTCCTACTTACAAAACAGGTGGTAAACTTGAACTTGCATATAACACATTACTTGATGCAACAATTAAACCTAAGAGACAATACTTCGGTCTTAACAACAACATTCTTGATGAAGACATTCTTAATTACAAGGGTGTATGGAATTATCTTTTCGAACCAGTTGAAACACCTGAAAGACTTACAAATGGTTTCCACCTTGATGCAATTCTTTCAATGCCTGGTAAAACAAAAGATTCAACAGGCGCAAGTATTGCTACTAACCCATTATCATCTGCTAAGATTTATGTTGATGATGTCGAATTCAGTGCAGGTTCATTTACAACCGTAAATGACGTACAGGTTAAAGGTAAACCAAGTAAACTTCCTAGAATCTTAACAGAACAGTATATGGCTGATACAATTTATGGTGATATTAACACACGTAAATTTACAGTATATCCTTATGGTGGTTTCGATGGTTGGGATATTTACAGAGACAGTAGAACAAATACTGACAAATACAAAGCAACTAAATACGCTATTGTAGATGGTTGTCCATTTGAATATGTAAACAGTAAGAGAGTTGTTGCAGCACTTGACCCAACACTTGACCTTGGTTTGAAATCTACTGCAATCACATCAGACTACTACGCATTCCTTGCAGGTTACTATCAGTTTGCAAATCCTGAAGATGTTGACATTAACTTGTTTGCAACTCCTGGTATTTCATTCGATGATAATGTACTTCTTATAGAAGATGCACTTGACGTAGTTGAAGACCCTGAAGACGGTCGTGGTGGTGATGCACTTTACATCATTGACGCTCCAAGAGACGGTGAAGCAGGTGACATTGTAGCATACCTTGATGGTTCAGAAATTGACACATCATACGGTGCAACATATTGGCCTTGGGTTAAATACTTCGACAAAGCAGCTAACAAATATATTATGCTTCCTGCAACAAAAGACGTTGTACGTAATATGGCTGAAACTGATAACAAGACAAATCCTTGGTTTGCACCAGCAGGTGTTAATAGAGGTAAGATGAACGTTACAAAAGCTTCAACAAAGACTAAACTTGATGACGAAGACGAACTTTACGGTAACAGAATTAACCCTATTAAGACTTTTGCACAGGACGGTGTTCTTGTATGGGGTAACAAAACTCTTTACACTAAAGACACTCCACTTAACAGAATTAACGTAAGAAGACTTATGATTCGTGTTAAGAAACTTGTTAAAGTCGCTGCAAGACAAATGATATTTGACCAAATGGATAGTTCACTTGAACAGCAATTCCGTTCACTTGTTGAACCAATCCTTGCTGATGTTAAATCAAAGAGAGGTATCATTGATTACAGAATTATGACTGAAAGCACACCTGAAACAAGAGAC